TCATTGGTATTCGTAATCGTGCCACTTGAATCTCGCGTACCAACGGTAATCGAGTAGCCAGCAGCTTTGGCTAAATTAGCTCCTGTAACACCATCAAAACCAACAGGATTCTGATAAGCATCTGCATCGGAACTTGTCCATATAGGACCTCTGAATCTAACCGTATCGTCTGTTGATCTTCCGTGGCTTTTTTCAAAAACATTTATAATACCGGATCCTGCTGCAATAGTTTCAAAAGGATCAGGTCCTAATATTGTAACAACTGTATTTTCAGTTCTTGCGGGTCTTGCATATCTTAAACCATGTCCTTCTGCACCATAACGTCTTGGCTTGTCTTGCGGATGTCGCGCTTCATATTCTGATTTATGAACAAACATACCATTCCATTCTCTAACCATTTCTCTATATGGAAATTCCATACCTGATCTATCTGATATTGCTTTAGCGTATTTTCCTCTTGCAAATGCCATAGTTATCCACTCGGGTAATAAGATTCTGGGGTTATATAAGTGCTTGTAGAAGATCCATCTTCTGACAAAGCTCTTTTTAATTCATCTTCGTATAATAATTTTAATTCTTGCACTCTTTGTGGTGCAAATTTCTGTGCTAAATAAAATGATAATCCTGATGCCATACAAGGTATAAATCGATAAGGTGTATCCGTTGCATCCGTATAAGTTGCATCAGCGTCTTGAATTCTTTTGACAAAGAAAATATGAACGTCTTTCGATGCTGCTGTTGAATCAGGTGTTGGATATAAGTGTATCGTTGTTTTATCAATAAGTCTTTGAACAAAATATCTAGAGGGAGTTCCTTTAGATAATTTATTAGCGAGTCCAGAATAAGTTGATCGATCGGTTTTTGTAAGCGTAGAATCAGCTTGATCCGTGTCTCCTTTGTCGGTTCTAAGTGTCGCTTCTAAAACATCAGCTAAACCATAAGTAGATGTTCCTGTTGTTCCTCCAGCTGTTGTTGCAGAAGTACCATCGCCCGTAGCTCTATAGAAAATATATTCAGCTTGACCTTCAACAAGATCAATATTGGTATCGCCTACTTCCCAGTAGTGCAAACCTCTATTGCCCCATTCTTGAAACATTACATTTAAAGAACGTCGAGCTGTTTTTAATTGATATCCCGAAACAGATTGTAAGCCAATTCGCTCGTAAGCTTCTTCGATAATCTCATCAACAGCAAATGTCTTGTCGAAAGTTACTGTTCCGGAAGTAGTATTAGCCATATGCTACCTCCTAGTACGATTTATTTAACTCTAATACAATCGTATACGCATCATTATTTGTATGATGTAAAGTTGTTAAAGCCACATCTCCACTTACACCGGAAGCTTCTGTATTTTTTAAACCACCAAAAGATCTAAAATCAAAATGTCCGTTAGTAGGTTCTAAAGCTACTCCAGCACCTAAAATTAATGCTTTAACATTAGTTGTAGCCGCCCATTCTAGATCAATTCTCATGCCTGAAATTGCATACCATACTTGTGTAATATGAACTCTTGTACACGTAGCACCATCTCTTGATGAAGTTGCCAAAGCTGAAACATCAACTTTTTTTACTGATGCTTCACCTGAACCATCAGAGATATTTGTAAACTTCATTACAGCGGTTCTATCGCCATCTGATAAAGTTTGACTTGTTACTGCGTCTGCCATTTTTTCCTCCTGTTAGAGAGAGGGAGCCGAAGCTCCCGCTCTAATTTAAGTCTTTATTTATTAGCCGTTATTGTAATCAAAAGCTGCGCCCCAAATTTTAATAACTAATTTACCTGCTGTGTAAGCAGCTTCAGTAGCTGTTCCACAAGTTAGGTAAAGATATTTTAGTGAAAGTGCTGCTAAAGTAGCTGCGGCATCATGTTGTTGTCTCATGCCAAGAGTCCAGTCACCACCATTTACAACAACTGTTGGAGTTGATACCGCTGCATTTTCTGCATCAGTAGCTGTCGCTGAACATACTAAATTAATATCTGGGTCTCCACCTGTGGGTGCTTCAACACAGCTCATTTCAACGCTGTATGGAATACCATTAACTCCAGTTGTTAGTTCTGCGATGTAAGCATTAGCTGCTCCACCATCAGTACCAATAACATCGTTAGCAGAACCACCACAAGCTAATCCACCATGTAGATCAATTAGAATAGTCGTGCAAATGTCACCGCCTATTTTATTAACAAAAGTGTTAATTGCATCATCAGCAATTCCTGACCCATGCGCATTTGGTGTGATTTTGAAAATAGTAGCTGCTGTACCTAAACTTCCATTGTTAGTACCTGTTGAAGTACCTGCTGCTACAATGTTGTTTCCAGTGCTTGCAACTTTTTCTATTTCCATACCACCAGCTGCTTTTATAACAGCATAATCTACATAAGCTCCAGTTGCTGCTGTTTTTGTTGTTGCTTTTATATCGCCATCGGAACGTACCGTTCCTTGAAACGTTGTTGTTGCCATAATTATAATCCTCCTAGTTTGTGTGAATACTATCTCTAGGCCGTCGACTATACCGCGTTAGTATTCTTATATAATTGTATAGTGATTAATCTATAGCCCTTTTTTAAAAAGAGTGCAAGGTATCCCTGGGAAAAAGTTGATTTTTGATAGCGCTTAAGTGGCTATCGAAACTTCGGCCTGGGCGTCTTTAATTTGTTCAAGACGAGTTGCTTCTTCAAACTCTTTGGCAATGATCTCTTTAACAATTTCCTGAATTTTTTTATCAATATAAGACATATTTATATTATATTTGCCCTCCTTCAGGTGCTCTTGATGCCACTCGAGTTCCAAGGACCGTTTCATAGTGTATAGGTCTTGAGTCATTTATAACCTCCTCATAGGTTATCCATTTTCTCCTAGATGAATCACTAAATCCATCTTTTTCCCATTTTACATCTTTTTGTCCCACTTTGTCAAGGATTGCGTGTTCAATGGATTCACGAGTATTATGCGCTAAAATTTCAAATTTAGCGAAATAATTATAAGCGCGGATTTGTACGAGGAATTTCTTCATTTTTACACCTTGCATAAAAAAAGGGGCGGAATTGTGTTCCGCCCCTAATTAATTATTTATTATATGTCTGATCCGAAGGCACCTCTAGGGTCAGAGAATCCGAAAACGTATCTCTCTCTAGCTTTGTACCTTACATTACCAGTATCGAAATCACCTTCCATTGAAGTTTTCAATGGAGCTCTAGTGAAATGTTTCAATCCGTTAGGAACATCAGTTTTAATGAACCATTTAGACGTATCAGTTAAATAGTGATTAACTACATAACCTTCCGGCACTGCGCCCATATTATTGATCGCATTGATGTCATTATCTGCTGTTCCAGTTCTACCTTTAGACTTCATCAGTCTTTCAGCAGTAAATTGTAGCGCAGAAGGAATTACTAATTTCATTCCTCTAGCTGCAATTTTAAGACCTCTTTCATCAGTGAACGCAGCAATGTCAATCAATGCTTGTTCTAAAGATGTTTCATTTAAATCAGCTGCTGTAGCCAATTCATTTGAAAAAGTCCCTGCTAAAGTTGGATGGGCTGTAGAAAATAATTCTACACCGTCTCCACCTGCGTAGCTGGAATTGAACCCGTTATTTAAAATAGCCGCACCTTTAACTTGTTTTGTATTAGCCATAGATCTTGCTAAAGCTTTTGTGTATCTGCTTGCAAGTCTATCGTACAAGTTGTCCTCGATCGCTTCTTCAGTGATCGCGAACGCAAGTGCGATTGTTTCGTTTGTATAACGAGCTGTGAAAGTCTCTTGAGCGCTATCGTAAGATATGCCCTGACCTTCTGGTTTAACAGTTGCATTAGCGAAACCTGCTAACATTACTTCTTCTTCAAAAGCTCTGTCAGAATTTTCAGTTTCGAAAATTTCAGCTGCTTCGTTTACATATTGTTTATATTCAAGTCCAAATAGTGCATTTAGACCTGGTTCTAGTTCTTTAACTAGCTGATTACGTGATATCGCCATTTCTATATGCTCCTATGTTAGAACGCCATTGTTATAGTAGACTGATTCGTTCAATCTAACTATC